ATTGTTGTGAACATTTGTATCGTGAAGCTTTGTGGTTTTGTGAATCTGATAAAATTCCTGAAGGTCCAAAGTTGCGTGAATTGTTTGAACGTTTGCTTTTGAGTGTTGATAAGAAAAGTTCTCCGGGTTATCCGTTTGTATGGCAAGGTGTTAGCACCAATGGCCAGGTTTTGGAGAGACCGGAACTGGTTGAGACTATGTGGGTTATGTTTCAAGAATTGATGGAGGCTTTAAGGCGTGGTGATAACCTGCCTGACCCCGTTGTTCGTATTTTTGTGAAGCCTGAGCCGCATAAGGTTGAGAAACTCCGTGAGGGGAGGTTCCGTTTGATTTGGGCAATGCCACTGCACTATCAGTTGGTTCATCGCTATTTCTTGGGTCCCTCTCTTGCCGCTGAAATCAGCAAATTCCGAGACATACCCACGAAAGTTGGCATGAGCTGGGTTCGCGGCGGAGCCCATCGCATCTTTAAATCTTTAGACGATGGGAGCGACAGGATTTTAGACTTGGATAAGAAAGGATGGGATATTTCAGCGCCTGTGTGGTTGATTTTACTTGACCGCGATGTGCGTTGGAGGCTCTGTGCTAACCCGAATCTAGTGTGGAAACATGCGATTGAGGCTTGCTATGAGTCCCTCCTTATTTCGAAGGTTATCTTTTCAGATGGTTTAATCTTAGAGCAACAAGAACCAGGCATAGTCCGCTCTGGCTCCATGATCACCATTTCTGGTAACTCTAGAATGCAAGTTCTGTTGAAGTTGATATTTTGTTATGACGAGTTGGGTTTCTACTCCGATCCCCATCATAAGGTCATTTCAATCGGTGATGACACCCTCGAACGAATGAGTGGAGTCGAACCCGAGAGATATGTGTCGTGGCTCAAGAAATTTGGTTTCACTTGCAAGGAGATTTCTATTGGCAAGATGGAGACCAGGACTTTTTGTAGCCATGGGTTCAAGAATGTGCGCGGTTACTACGTGCCAATTCCTTTGAACTGGGAAAAACACCAATATGCGCTCACGCACAAGGAGGTTTCTGTTGTGCAATTTTACCCTGAGCAGCTATTCTCACTCATGTTTGAATATTGCTTCGTTGATGATGTTTTTGATCAGCTTCGTGAGGAGCTTGTTCGTGTGAAGCCCGAGATCGCAAGG